CATTCGCCATGCGGTCTGTCGCAACCGCCATGTCGTTCTTCCACGTGTCGGTGCCAGCCTTCCACGAGTCGGTCATGAGGCCTATTTCCGAGGCGGTCAGGGTTTCGAGAGCCTCCGTCGAGAAGCCAGCGTCCTCAAGCGCCTTGACGAAATCTCCGAACGCATGGTCTGAAACCTGGTCTAGCTCGTCGCGCAGGACGGGGTACTTCGACGCAAGCTCCTTGACCTTCTCCCCGTGCTCGTCGGTCGCCTGCGCCGTCCTCGTGAACTGCCCTTCGAGGTTCTTGAGCGCGGCGGTGGTGCCGTCGTAGAGTTCCTGCGCCTTCCTCTCGTCCGCGAGGGCGCGTTCGTATTCGAGTCGGTACTCCTCCGCGTACTCGTCGCCTGCCGCGAGCGCGTCGTTGAGCTGCTCCTGCGCGATTGCGACGGCCTTCTTCGCGTCGGCGAGCTGCTGCTCGTCCTTAATCTGCTGCGCCACGAGGTCTTCCTGCATGCTGGCGAGCGCGTTCATCTCGATTTCGCGCTTCTTCGCCTCGACCAGCTCGTTAATCTTCTGCGTTTCGAGGTACGCGCCGTCCGCCGCGTAGACGTGGAGCGCCCCGTCCTCCTCGACGAGCTTGAGACCCATGCCGTACTCGCCGTTGAGCTTCTCGACGGCGTACTTGAGGCGCTCCGCCTCCGCCCTGTTGTCGGCGTAGACCCCGTTGTTCTTCGCCACTATGTCGATGTACCGCTCCATCGTCTTCTCGCTCGCGGCGGTCTCCTTGTTCGTCTCCACGATTTTGTCGTAGAGCTTCGCGTGCTCCTCCGCGAGCGCCTTCACGTCTTCGAGGCACCTCTTGTACGTCTCCCCGCCTGCGTAGAACGCCTCCGACGACTCCCTCATTGCCTCGCCCGTGTCGTAGATGGCGTTCTTCATGTCGGTCGTGGCCTTGCGGTACTTGACCTGCTCCTGGTTGTAGTCGTATATCGCCTTGCCGAGCGCGACCAGCCCGACCACGAGCAGCCCGACCGCGACCTTCGCAGCCATGGCGGGGTTCTCAAGCGACTCGAACGCTGCGGAGAGCAGGCCAGCCTTCATCTTCGCGTCGTGCATCTTCTGTGAGGTTCCTGGCAGGGCGATTCCGACACCCTTCGTCGCAATCCCAGCGTCCCTGGCGGCGACGCTGAACGCGCCGAACGTGATTGCCGTCTGCGACACCATGCGCATGACGGGCGCGAGCGCGACGGTGAACGCGCCGAACACCGCTATGGAGGTCGCCAGCCCCTCGTCCATGTTGTCAATCCACTTCGCCGCGCCTTGCAGCAGTTCGAGCAGCTTGTCCATGAGGGGGACGAGCTTCGACGCGAAGGCGTCGCCCATCGTCTGCGCCGTGTTCTTAATCATCTTGAGCTTGCCAGAGAAGCCTTCCGCCCTGTTAGCGGCCTCCTTCGCGGCGTCTCCGCCGCTCGCGATGCCGTTCGCCACGTCGCCCCATGCGTCGTTCGACTGGACGAGCGCCGCGCTCAACACGTCAGTGGTGTTGGTGAGACCTTCGAGGAGCTGCCTGTCGCGGACGCCCGTTATGCCGAGCTTGACGAGCGTGGCATCGACCGAGCCTCCTTCGTCGCCTATCCGCTTCAAGCCCTCTATGAACTTCTGGAAGGCGGTCGTGGTGCCAGTGACGCCCGTGCTCAACTTCTCGTTGTTCTCCCAGAGCGCCTGGAACTCCTCTGCCGACACGCCTGCTATGTCGGCGTACGCTTGCAGCTTGCCGACCGCCTGCTCGTAGGCTTCGGCGTCCTCCTCCTCGGCATCCTTGTTGTTCATGAGCGCGTCGGTGAGTCCAGCGACGGCACCCTCGATGCGCCCGAACGTGCGTTGCAGGGAGCCGCCAGCGGCGTCCGCCCTCTGGCCTGTGGCGGTCGCGGCTGTGGCGATTGCGAGAACCTCGTCGGGCATCACGCCGACGATTGCGGACATGCCTGCGAACCTCGTCGTGATGTTCATTATGTCCGATTCGAGCGCAGGGAAGTTGTTGCCGAGGCGTACGAGCGAGTCGCCGAAGCTCTCGTACTCCTCCGTCGATAGGTGCAGGACGTTGGCGAGCTTGCCGAGGTCTATCGCTATGTCGTCGGCGTTCATGTTCGTGCTTATGTCTAGGTTCGAGACGACCCGTGCGAATTCTTCGAGGTTCTCCACGGCGATGCCGAGCTGACCGCCCATCGCCTCGATTTCGAGGATGGTGTCGGCGGAAACTGGATGCGTGCGGGAGAACTCCACGGCTGCTTCGCGGAGATGCTGGAAGTCCTCTGCCGTGCCATCGACCGTCTTCTTCATGTCGCGGAAGGCCGTGTCGATTTGGTCTCCCGCCGTGATTACCCTCATGCCCGTCATCATCAGGGCGGGGCCGACGGTCGCTCCGAGGCCAGTCGCGAAGTCTCGCGCCGCGTTGAGCGCAGCCGTGCCGAAGCCCTTTGCCCTCGTCGTGAGCGCCGTCAGCTTCGCGTTAGATTCGGTAAGCTCCGTTTGCAGCTTCTTCTGCGCCTCGATTGCCTTCGCAAGTTTGAGTTCCTCGTGCGCGGCGTCAGCCCTCTCCTCAAGCTCCCTCGTCTTCTTCGCCGCTGCGTCGATTTCCGACTTTAGCCTGCGGTACTCCTGCTCCTGCTCCTTCGTTATGCCAAGGCCAGCTCGCTGCTTGTCGGTAAGCTCCGTCGTGTTCTGTATGACCGTCTTGAGGGTGCTTTTCAGCGATTCCCAGCTCTGCCTCGCCGTGTCCGTCTTCGCCTTGTACTCCGAAAGCTCGCGCTCCGCCTTGACTGTCGATTCGCGTGCCGCCTCGACCTTGAGCCTCAACTGCGTCATCGACTCCGTTACCTTCTCGATTCCAGTCTGACTCTGGCGCAGCCTTAGCTGCTCCTCTAGGACTTCGACCTGCCTCGCCGCGTTCCTGATTCTGTCGGCGGCTGTTTCGACCGCCTTCTCGTAGGCGTCCATGTCGCCCTTGTTCTTGCGCACGGTGCTGGACAGCGCCCTGTACTGGTTCTCAAGTGCGCTGCTCTCGGCGCGGAGTTCCCTGAACTCGGCACCGAGGGCGTCGAGCCTCTTTCCGTTGCTGGTGAGCGTGTCGAGCTTCTCGCGAATCTCGACGACCTGCATCGCGAACTGCTGCGCCTCCGACTCGGCGATTTTCAGCTCCGTCGTCATCGTCTTGAACTCGTGAATCTTGCTCGCGCGCTCTCGTGCCTTTTCGAGAACCTCGTGCTTCTTCTTGAGGTTGTCGATTTCGACCCTGGCTGCGCGTAGCGTCGCGCCGTACTCGCTCCATGCGGCGTTGTTCTTCTTTATCTTCTCGTAGAAGCCGTCAATGTTGTCCTTCCTGAACGCGATGGCGTATTGCGCCCCTATCTCGCGCAGGCGTGCGTACTGGTCGTTCAGCGCCTTGTTGACGTTCTTCACGGCTGCGTCGGCACGCTGGTAGTTGAGCGCGGTGTCGCGCACCTGCTTCGCCATCGCGTCGATTGACGGTATCTCCGCCTTCATCGACGCTATGCCCCTGCGGAGGGTATCGACCTTCACGAAGGCGTTTGCCGCCTGCTCGCGCAGGTATGTGAACCTCTCGCCCAGCAGCGTCAGGCTCGTCGGGTCTCCGCGCATCGCCTTGGTGAGCTGGTTGAGCTTCGTCTGGGTTCCGCCGATGACCTTGTTCAATGCGGTCATGCGCGTTGTGAACTGGGTGGTGTCGGCACCGAACCGTATCGTCAGTCCCTTGTATGGAACGCTGCTCGTCATTACCTAATTCACATCCTCACATGAACATCAGGGCGCGTACGTCCGCGTCGGTGGCCTTCCTCGCGCCGTCGCCAGCATCTTCCCCGTCTGGCTCGTTCATGAGGTTGTACTGGTGGATGAGCCACAGGAGCGCGGGATACGAGATTTCGCGCAGCTCGCCGCACGACAGGCCAATCCTCAAGCCGACAAGGTAGGCATCGGCGTAGGGGCGGGTAGAAACCCGCCCCTCCTTGCTCTTTCCGCCGTTTTCACTCGGAGACGGCGGCAACTCCGAACCGAAACAACTCCTTGTTGATTTCCGCGACGACCTCGCCAGCAACGTCGAACAGCGGTATGCCGTTGTCCTGCGCAGCCCACTCCGCGTATCTCGGCAGGCGCGGGTTCGCGCATTTCGCGCCAGCCCAGAGCGCCTTCGTTATCGCCGTCCAGTTGACTGCTGCGATGTTGAACGAAACGCCGTCGTCCGTGACGATTGCGCTCCCGTCGCCGTACACGTCCTTGATGAGGTCTCGCCCGTCGAACTCAAGCTCGTAGAGGTAGAGCGTGTAGTAGTTGAACTTGACCTCGAACTTCCCGCTTGCGGAATCAACGTACATCAGCAGCCCCTTACGCGGATGGGACGGTCGGGAGTTGCATGCTTCCGAAGAACGCCGTCTCGTCGGTCGCGCTTGCGAGAACCTGGTGGCTCTTGACGATGGAAATGCCGCTCGCCGCGTTGATTGGCATGACGCGCAGGTTCAGCGTCGGGGTCTGCGGCTCGATTTGCTCGGTGGTCGTCTCTGCGGAGAACGACGGGCGGGAGAGTGCGCATTTCCAGAACTTGAAGCCGATGGGGTCTTGGTTGGACGACACCTTGCACATGAGGCCGAAATAGACCTCGGATGCCTCGGCAAGCTCGGTGAGCAGGCCAGTGGTCGAGTCCTTGTAGTAGCCCAGGAGGTCGGTGTAGACCGACTCTGGAACGTCGGCGATGGTGAGGTCGCCAGAGAACCCGTTGTTGGAGTCGAACGATGCGTACACGCCGTTGTCGGCGTAGAAGTCGTTGGTCTCGCCCTGCACGTCGAGCGAGAGGCTAACGGCACCAGGGATGGAGACGGGCGTTGCGTAGGTGATGGTGGTCACGCCGCTCGCCTCGGTCTCGGTGATTTTGCAGTAATGCACGTTGGAAAGACCGAAGATTACCTTTCCCATAATCAGTTCTCCTTCTCGATTTCGGTGAAGTAGTAGGCGGTCTCGTAGCACTTCTCGTCGTCCACCCACATCTCACCAGTCGTCTTGAACGCGCCGAACTCCTGCTCCAACGCGCCTTCCAGCGCGGCGGTCAGCTCGGCGTCGTGTTCCTTGTAGTAGTGCTCCACAATCCAGCGGTTGCGCCTCGTGTGGAGCCTGTTGTCGGCTGCGTAGCCGTCCATCTCGTCGAGGTAGTAGACGCACCAGGGAAGGGGAGGCACGCTGCCAACCCTCCACGCCAGGTGTGCGCACGGCATGACGGCGGAAACCGCCTCGTAAACGCGCTCGCCGCTCATCGCAGCGCCCTGTCCGCGAGGTTGCCGCACTCGGCGATGAGCACTTCTGCGCCCTTGTCGGCACCCGTCCTCATGTGGACGAAAGCCCTCGTTCGGCCTCCGTTCATGGTCGCGTGGCCTTTTTCGAGGAGGTGGACGAGTCCAGGCTTCTTCCTGTTGCCGACGTACCCGATGCACTCGTACTTGCCGCTCTTGTTCACGCGGTAGTCGAAGCCGCTGCGGTACGTCCCGCGTGCGGTCGGCCTGTCCCTGTACATGCCAGCGTCCTTGGCGGTCTTCTTCGCCGCCTTGCACGCGGCGAGCACGGGTTCGTCGAGTTCCGTCGATAGCGTCATGTCGATGCTCCCGAACAGCTCCCTCAAGGAGACTCCGAACTGGTCTGCCTCGATGTTCTTAACAGTCCACATTCGCGAGCCTCCTCGCGAGCGTGAGCCTCGTGAACTCGCCAGAGTCGCTCACGCGCTCGACCGTGTACTCCTTGCCGTCGAACTTGACGATGTTCTCGCCGTCGTAGTCGCCGCTTCGCAGTTGAAGCTCCGCGTCCGCGTGGAGTCCCGACGCATGAGCCGCGAGGTAGGAGTTCAGCCCGATTTCGTAGACGTTCGCGAAGACCTCCCTCGGCTCGCCAACCGTGGGAACGGTGTTGCCGATTGAGTCCTGCGCCGTCTCCTCCTTGCACAGCGCCGCTGTCGCGTTGAACCTCATTCCGACGCGCCGCCTTCCGCCGCCACGTTCGCCTTCGAGTTGAGAAGGTCGATGACGGTGTTGCGGTACGATGCCCCGAACCTCGAAGCCTCGTCGTTG